GCGACGATCAATACGCCGTTGGGTTATTACCTCACACTCAATATTTTCTCCATATTGGTTGCCGCTTGGGTTAGCGCAGAAATTGCGAATGCGAAGGGCGAAAGCTGGCTCGACAAAGTAGGCAAATGGAGCTATTCGATTTATCTCTTTCACGCCATCGCTTGGACCGCAATTGGTCTAAAAATTCACGTCAATTCGGTATATCTCATACCGTTGATCATCCTCGCGTGCTATGCCTTCTACCGTTTCGTAGAAAGGCCTTCGCACGCGATCGCCCGTGCCATCTACCGACGAATGACAGTCAAAGCCCAAGCGCTTTGAGGATGGCTGTTTCCGCTAGGTCGGCGCGCATCGCCGCGCCGACCTCGTTCAGGTGTGTGTTGTCATACCTTCCAGCCGGCGGAATAGAATCCACGTCTTCGCCGGCAAAGACTGTCGTTCCATTCACCACTGACGCTTGAGCAGCTACGACCCCCGAACTAGTCGACCCGTAGTAATACGATTCGCGGGCGATCAGCATCGGGCATGCTGGGATGGCCCGCTGGAATTCCGCGATAACCGTATGTAGAGAGGCGGCATATGATGCCTGCGACGTCCCGGCGCCCGTATCGCTTTCACCCTGCCCCCACATAATCGCTGTGCACGGTATTTGCGCCTGTGCCATCCGCAAGGCAACGGCGTTGATTTTGTTCTTCAGATATGGCGCCGTGCTGTCGCTGGCCCACTGGTCAACTGTCGTTGCCCCGACGCCCATTGGAACGATAATCACCCGGTCAAACCTTCCGTGCGCGACCAGGTTGTCCGCCAGCCTGGCCATCCATGTGCCACGCTTGGCCGTGACGGGAGCGCCGCTGACGTTGATCCCCAGCAGCGGGTCTTGCGCCTTGTAACATTTACCGTCGTAAATATTCAACTGATCAACGTTGTTCTGCGCAGGGGTATACGCCGTTGGGACGCTATTTACGCTCAGAGATTGCCCTACCACCACGATCACCGCCGTGCCGGGTGACATTGGAGAGCAGGTCACTTCCACCCTGCTGGTGAGGTCAACGACTGGCTCTGCGCCACTGATCACCGCGTCGGCTGGCGAAATATAGTATGCGTCTGGGTGCGTGAAATTGTTGTGCACGATCGCCGCGTAGCCAAGGAAAGCCGCGACGATAAAGGACTTGATCATCATTGTTGCACCGTCCCGACCAGGCCTGTCTGGTAACCGTATCCGCCATAGCCGTTGTCTCCAATCCATGTGGCGGCCGTGCCAGTACCGCGCTCCAGCCAACGGATTTCGTGATATCCAATCCCCACGTAGCCACTATATTCCGCCCAGCAGGGCAGCACTGGAAAGGTATTCGATCCTGCGCACGGGTTCTTTACCTGACTCGAATCTGCGGTCGACGTATCGATACCGATGCCGACGAATCCAGAGGTCAGCGCACTGCCGATCATGTAGCCAGATGCGCGAATGCTCACTGGTCTGCCTGAAAGTCCATTGAATACCTCGATGCGGTTTGCTGGGTTGCCATTGGCTTGACGAAACAATGGCGCGCTGTAAGACCACGAATCTGTAGTGTCTATAGCGGCCACAGGCGCGATAATCGGATTTCTCGCATCCCAGACCAGCCGCGATGACATCGTGCTACGAGTGAGTCCATTGGTAAAAGCGCGGAATCCGCCGCGAAGCTGACCATCGCCGGCGGCAACCGTATATGTGCTGGCCCCGTTAATGCAAGTCATTGCGGCGGCATTGACAATTTCTGATCCTGCTACTTGGATGTCAATCGCACGAATGGTGTTGCTTGCCCAAGCCGGCCCAGCACAAATGGCTGGCCCGGCAATCTCAAACACGTCGTAGTTTTTCCCTGCCAAATGACCACTGGTCAGGGAGAGCGTCAAGTCGACGCCGCCGTTGGTCAAGTACAGCGTATTTGTCGTGATTTCGACTTCTGGCGCAGGATCGCCGCTGACAGTCGATAGACGCCCATCCGCAGCTTGCGTAAGAGACGAAAAAAACCATAGCAGCAGAAACAGTGAGTTTTTCATGAATGATCCTAGATTAAGAAATTTGCTCGATCTGCAGCTCGGTATAAACCTCGACGAGGCTACCCACATTGGATGCCCCGCCGAGTCCGTTTCCGGTCGTTGCAGATACGCAAAAGTGTCGGACCTCAAACACCTTTGTTGCCGCGATAGTGAACTGACCAACAATGAAGCTATCGCTGTTTTGCCCCAGCAAACCATCGTTGGAGCTGCCAACCAACGTATTTACCGAATCTGTCACGTTGTAAAGGACCGCCTTATTTCCGTCGACATTCTGTACAGGAGCGCGACCCCAGACGCGATATGTTCCGGCTGGAAGTGACACCTGACTGGAACCGTTGAGAGTTGCACTACCGATGGTGTTGCTGACGACCGTGTTGAGCGAGCGCGTCTGTGATCCGACCACTGACGAGCCGCCGTTTGTCGCTGTTGTCTTCTCGTCACGGACATACATGTAGCCATTCTTCATGGTGGACGTGATCTGCGCATAGCGCGAATCGGCCGTTGCCTGGCTAATTTTTTGCGTCAGAGTTTCGCCGATGATGGGCGCGCCAGCATAGGCCGTGATATTGCCCGCCGTGATCGTGGCTTGCCCGTTTGCTACCGTGACGACGTAAAGGCCGATGAAGCCTGCGTCCGGTGCCGGCGTCGCTTGCGAGCCTGTCGTAGCCGAAACTCCAGCCTTGGCCTGCAGTGTCACCAATCCCTGCCGCAACGTGTTCTGGGCGACGCCGGTGCCACCTGGTCCCGAATATGCAACAGCCGGATTGGACGCGTTGTAATACGGCAGCACGATGGCCCCGCTATCGCTGTCGGTGTATGTCGCCTGAACCAGGTAGTTGATGCTCTGGCCGACGCTTCCAGGCGCTGCGCACGCCAGATTCTTCACGTCGAGGGAAATACCCTGCTTCAGGATCGAGTGCGTTGTGTCGGCTGCGATGGAGCTGTAGGCCGTGCCGTCGATGTTCTGCAGCGAGTAGATTTCGCCGGGATTGACGTTGACGCTCAGCGACGCCGGCCCCGTCGGAACGACGGAGAAGCCGTTTGCCAGCGTGGCGGTGCCCAGAATGGCGGCGGCGAGCTTCGACAAGGCGACCATCGCAAACTTATTCGTTTGCAGCAGATCGGTTTCCAGTGGAACTTGCCCTGGGTAGATGATTACGCGGTCCATGATGCTCCAAATAAAAAAGGCCCCCGAACGGGAGCCTTGTGAAAGGGTTTTAATCGCTACGGCGCGATGTTGGTCCAGACGATCGTGCCTTCGCACTTCACCGAGTCGATGGCGGCGTAGATATCGGCGTCGGTCACCGAATCCTTCACCATCGAGATGGAGGCGTATTCCGCGCGCGACGGCGTGCGGTACGCACCAGCGGACACCCCATAGCCAGCAACGTAGGGAATGCCGCTGTTTGCCGGGCGGAAGGCTCGTACGAATGCCTGCGCTGGAAGACGCGTCGATCCGTATGCGCCGGCGACTCCATAACCGGAGTTCGGCGCGCGGTAGGCCCCAGTGTCGGCCGGTCGCTGCGGCTCATAGATAATCGGCGCCCGGCCGGTCAGGTCCACCAGGACCTTGATGATGGCAGCGCGCGTCGCCCGCTCCCGGAAAAGGTTGACGATGATCGCGTTCAGGAAGCTGGCGTTGCTCTGGTTCGGTTTGCGCAGAACCGCAGTCCCGAAGAAATCGGCGGCGATCATGTCCAGCCAGCCGTCGGTCGCCGTCTTGATTCGGGTCTGCAACGCCGCGTAGGTGTACAGCGAGTAGATGAAGGACCAGACTGACGCGAAGCCGGCCAGCAGCGCGTCGAGGACGGGCGTGTCGTCGGTGAACCAGTTGGGCAGCGTTGCCTTGATTCGCCGGATGATGTCTTCTTGATCTCCAGTTGCCATTAGGACACCACCACCGAGGTTGATTTGACGATTTGTTTGGCTGTTGCGGTGATATCCGCCGTCCCGCCGTTCAGCAGGATGTTGGTCACGTTGGTGATGCCAGGCGACGCTGCATATGCCTTCGACGACAGGATCGAATAAGGCAGCGACGCGCCTAGTGGCAGCGAGTTGATGTAATTAGCGATCGCGACTTGGACGAGCGCCCGCGTTGCCACCGGGTCATATCCTGCTGCGATCGTAACCACCATCGTGACCGTCGTGTTGACCAGGACGGGAGCGAACACGCCGAAGCGGATCGTGAAGCCCCTGAAAGCATCCACCGCGTTCGCCACCGAGTCCAGAAAGATGGACGACGGCGCGCCGGTACCATCGTCCACGATCACGCAGAAATAGCCGTTGTCAGTAGTCCCGTTGTATTGCTGGTTTTCAATCAGTTTGTAGGTTATGCCGGTGCGCACCGACGTGATGGCATATCCGATCGCGGCAGCAGTTGCGCGCGCCAACGAGGCCAGATAAAGAATAAAGCGCGCACGCAGCGCTGGATCTTTCTCGGCGTCTGATCCGTTGGTGAATGCGGCCGTGTTCGACACGGTGTCGATATAGCTGATCGCCTGCGAGATAGAGGTAATCTGACCGATTGTTGCATTGCCAGCGGCGCCGGCGACCACCGCAGTGACCGGCACCGTGACGCTCGCAACGCCGGCGGCGACGACATAACCGCTGGTGGTGTAGGCCGGGTGTGTCGTGTCGACCGTAACGGTGTAACGCTGGGATCCGTCGGCGGTGGAAACTGTCGATCCGAAAGGGATCAGCGCGGCAATAGTCGGCGTGAACCGAGAGAACGTCACCTGGCCTGTAGCTACGCCGGCGGGCAAGCGAATCACCCCGAAATCCGCCATCCAGCTATCGAGATCCCCGGCGGTCGACGTCGACGCCCTGGTCAGCGACAGCAAATTGATGATCAAGGCCTGGAACCACAAGCCGATCGCCGAGTTCGATTCCAGAATGGCGCGCAGCACGCTGCCGACCGTGAAATTGACGAACCGGGCGGATTTCGCTTGGATAGCCGTTACCTGGTCTCTCACCATGGTGGTGAAGTCTTTGGTGCTGATAGCCATTTTTACCTATCGGTTTACGTTGAAATTCAAGCTGACAGGCTTGCGGGTGACGGCGTCGTTGTACTGAATCTGCACGCTGACGCCGTTCGTGATCTGCGAAACATTGATGATGGGATCGGGCGAGCGCGACACGACGGCCTCATTGAAAATCTGTGCACGTATCACGCCGCGGATTCCGTCCTCGTCGTAGTTCTGTCCAATCTTGGCCGGCACGCCGGCGCCGTAATCCTGCTGCCACAGGTAGCCCTTGATCGGCGTCAGCAGACGGCGCAGCACGCGCTGTTCCCCGCCGACCGTGTCCGTGGCCAGCAACATGTCCCCGGTGGAGTCAAGCGCCAGATCGCCGCCGATATAGTGATGCAGTTCCATCAGCCGCCCTTTACCGTTGTTGTTGCATGTGCTGGTGCAGTCGATGTCTGATTCGGTGTGCTGGTGGGCAAGCCGTTCGTGGTCGTGGTGTGCGTGTGGCTGTTGAAAAAGGCAATGAAGGCATCGGTGATGAAGCTTTTCAGCGCCTGGCCAGCAGCAGCAAGGTTGATCGACGGCGCAACGACATTGACGTTGCCGGTCGCCGTGATGTTGATCACCGGCGCCGTGGCGTCGATCTCAACTGCCGAGTTCACAAGCACCTTGCCGTCGTTGGTCAGCTTCAGGAAGCCGCCCAGCTTGTGCACCAGCCAGAATTCGCCGGACTCCACCGCCATCGGCCGGTCGACATCGTTGAATGTGCGGCCGCCAGCGATCCCTGCCGATACACTTCCTTCCTGAAAACTCACCTTCACGGCATCGCCAATGGAAGGCGGTGCGAACATCCCCCAGCCGTTGCCTACCCACGCCGCATCAAGCGGAATCCATCCGGTTTCAGTGTTATCCGGTTGCAGCAGCACCTTGACGGCATACGCGTTGGGGTCGTACCCGGACACATGGCCGAACCGGTCCGGTTCATCGCCGTTCAGGTTGGCGGCCGTCTGCCGCATCACGTTTTGCAGTTCCATCATGTCGGTGTATTTGGTGTTTGGTTCTTGGCTTCCAGCGTCATCCGGAACGCACCGTCGTAGCTATAGGACCGGGAAATAGAACTGGCGTAGTAGGTCTGATCGAACACCGTTCCCGTGCCCTGCAGCGCGACGATGTTGCGCGCCGACAGAAGCAAGTCTCCGGGCAGCTCGGCGTGCAGGTTCATCTCATGCTTGCTGAGCTCTTCCAGAATGGCCTGCGCCCGCTGGCGCGCCTGGTCGGCGGTCAGGTTGGGCACGTTGTAGACGTATTCCTGCGGCGGTTCCTTCGACTTGGCCGACTTGCCGGTCACCTTGTTATAAACCCGCTTGCGATCTGCCGTTTCGTTCACCACAGACTTCTTTTTCGGGTCGTAGGACAGCACCCGCACCTTCAGGTCTTTCGCGATCGAGAGGTTGCGCGAGAAGCGAATCTGCTGCGCATTTGCCGTCGGAAAGCCGTTGGTGTCGACCGGCTCCTGCCAGTTGATCACGTACGGGTCAGAATCCGGCGATGTGCGCGGCTCAAAATGGAGCTCGTTGCCGACCACATAGGCCTGGTAGCGCTCAATCTGCGCCAGGCGCGTGATGATGTCCCAATACGTGCAGTTCGCCTCGACCAGTGCTTTCACGATCTGGTAATACTGGCCAGCGGCGGCCTGCGTCGGCACCACCAAGGGCTTGAGGCCGCGTTCCTTGGCAATCTGGGTCACGATGTCGGAGGCAACCAGCGTCCCGGAGCTGAACGAGATCGTGCGCTTGAAATCGATCAGCTTCGATGTCAGGTCGCGCCCGCTGAACGACATGACGTCGGCCACTACATCGAACTCCAGGTCATCCACGTTTCCGACCAAGAAGCTGGTCAGCTCGGAAGCGGAAAAGAAATTGGGATCCTGCGGGAAGCCGATGAAGAACTCCATTTGCAGGTTCTCTTGCACTGTCCACCAGTCTAGGCCACGGTCTGCCGGCTGTGGCGAAATTGCCAGCTGAACGCGGAACGTATCCGCCTGGAAGAACGAATTGTTGTCGACGCTGAAGGACAACAGCCCCTCCACGCGCTCGCCATTGACCTGGACCAGGGCTCGCGGCTGCAGCAGGTCGCTGACGACGATTGAATCGTTGATCATTTGGTAAATACGCCGCCGGTGTCTGGTGGATTGTTCGGAATGGTCAGGAAGGTGATCCCCGAAATCTGCGGGTCAACGACCTTGTTTGCCTGTGCAATGGCGGTCCACTTTTCTGGATCGCCGCACTCTGTTGCCGCGACGTCGTACAGCGTGCCGCTGCCCACGGCCACCGTGCGCACGTTGGGGCCGTTGTTGATCAGATTCAGATTCGACGAGATACGCCCAACGACCGATTGCAGGTTGTACAGCGTCGACGACTGCGTAAAGGCCGTCACCTGGCCCAGCAACGATGCTGCCTGCTGCGAGATCGGGTTATTTGGCAAGATGCCGCCCAGCGTCGTGACGTTGTTGATCGTGTTCGTCGCGCTGGCGATGAGAGTGTTGACCCGACTCAGCACTGCATTGACCGGCGCCATCACGCTGTTGATCGTCTCTTGCGTGGCCTTGGCGAAGTCGGATACTTCCTTGATCGCCTCGTCCATGGTGTCCAGCAGGTCCGACAGCGTCGAGTCGCCCACCTCGTCACCCAGCTCCTGTGCGTCCGCTGAATCTTCCTCGATAGGCGTGTCGAAATCGGACAACGGGAAGTTGTCCTGCGGCTGGGTGAAGTCCTTCACCACCTCGAGCTCGATGGTGAAGGTGACCCGGTACGCCTTCTCGACATTGAACCGGAAGCTCCGGATCACCACGCTCAACGAGAAATCGAAGAACGTCAGCGGCAGCGCGTTTCCCTGCACGCGCAAGGTGTCCAAATAGCGCGCCCGCTCCAGCGCAGTGTGGCCGGTAAAAATGCCGCTCCAGTCGATCGGTGCATCGTCCCGCCCCATCGTGCGGACAGCGCGCGCACCGCCGGGAAACTTGTGCACCACCATGGCCTGGGAGCCCCCGAGCGGAATGCGCTCAGGGATCTCCATCCCGGTGAACTGGAAATCACCGAGATAAAGGGTTGTATCTGCCATTTTTTTACTTCCCGCCTACAGGACGTGGACTCATTGATGCATCGAAGAAATTCGGACCCGTTGGCGGTTTCGCCATGTCCTTTGCGATGTACTTGCCGGTGATGTACCCAACCTTTTGCCCGTCGAGGTAGACGTTGCCGGCCTGGACGCCCTGCCCGTTCGAAACTGCGCTGGCGACCGTGCTGAGGTCTTTCTTGACCTTATCGTCCTCGGGCTTTTTATCGTCCGATCCCCAAGGCCAGCCGGGCATCTTCCAAGCGGGTGGCAGGTCTTTGTCGTGCTTTTTCTCACCATCAACGGGATCTGAGCCGGGGAAAAACTTCTGCTTGAACTCTGAAATGTTGCGCAAGATGTATGCGCCATCGTTCAGCACCGAAGTGATCACGGGCAGAACGTTGCTTCCAAACTCAGTCTTGAAGTTTGTCCAGGCAGAGACAAAATTTTCCTCGGCGCCGACAGCGGTGTTCATATACATCCCGTTCGCGTCGGTGTAATCCTTAGATTTCCGGATACCTGCCGTATCCTTCGAAACCTTCATCTGGTTGGTCACAAAAAACGACAAGTCGGCTGACGTGTTACGGTTGAAGTTGCCGGACAGCAGGCGCGCCACGTCCTCGTTGGACATGTCAAGGCCGTACTTCTTCTTGATGGCCGGCATCAGCACGTCCAAAACGAACTTGTTGCGGTCTTCCACGAACAATTTCGAGTTGTCGGCCGACAGGCCCCCGGTCTGGATCAGGTTGCCGCCGTTTGCCGCGACAATCTTCTGGTACTCCGGATCCTTGTCGAAGCGCTTGCGCATCGCAGCGACCTTCGGGTCGGTCTGCTCCTGCCACAACCCCAGCCCGATCAGGAAGCCCTTGGCCTTTTTGTCCATGTGGCCACCGACCAGCGACGACAGTGCCGTCATTTCCATCGTGCCGGCTGTGGCGCCGCTGTTCGCCGAGATCAATGCTGCGGCCGGGCCGTATAGGTATTCAGGGGACGCCAGCTGATATGCCAATTTGCCGGTGCGGCTCATGGCGTAGTAGTCGGTCGGGCTGACGACGCCTTTCGTGAAGAAGTGCACCTGGCTCTGCATGCGCAGTTCTTTGTCCAGCTCGGCCTGATTCTGCATAACCGGGTCGCCGCGGTGCTCCAGCGCCTTGATGGAATTCAGCACCAGGCCGTCGACGTTCTTACCGCTGTTCTGGATTTTTGCTGCGTTGGCAAACACCGCGTAGGGACCAGCCAGTTGCACGGCGTGGTGCAGATCACCGGTGGCCGTGTGCAAGTCTTGGATCAGCGACATGTTCTCGGTGATCTTGGTCCCGTGAACGTCTCCGGTGAGATCGCGCGACTTCTTCAGCACCTCAGCGTTCTCGGCCTTCGACAGGTTGAGATTGCCGAAGTCGGCGCGCGCCTTTTCCAGCTTCTTGGCCTCTTCGTACAGGCCATGGCCGATATACAGCGTGGCGCCAGCGACAACCAGCGGAACGAGCGCGCCGCTACCCAGCCCCATACCCACGGAGCCGATGCCGACGCCGTTGGAACCCATGTGGATATTTCCGCCATGCAGGCCACCACGATGGCCACCGCGCCCGCCTCCGCCGCCAAGACCAGGGACAACACCAGGCAGTGGCGTATTCACGCCCGGCACCATGCCGGCAGCCTTCAGGCCGCGCAGGTTGCGCTCCAGCAGGATCGCCTGCTGATTGGCGCGCTCCAGTTTCGCGTCCAACATGCCGGTCTCAGCGGTCAACGCCTTCATTCCGGCTTTGCTGCTGCCCACTGCCTTGAGCGACTTGTTCAGGCTGACGGCCAACAGGTCGATTTTCTCGAATTCCTTTGCCAGAGCAATCAGCTGTGGGCCGACCAGATCCGTCAACTTCAGCGTCACGCCGATGCCGTAGACATCAATCATATTTGACCTATACTGTGATTTTTATCGAGGCGACGACATGGACGAGCTGCGGCCTACCTTCATTACGCGTGTGCACGAATGGCTTGCCGACCATGTTTCATGGATTCAATACCCGCGCCGCTCGACGTTCACGCCGGCGGAGCAACGCTCCACAGAACCGACGTCGCCACTGATGTGGCTGCTGACGATCATCCCGGTGCCGTTCCTCTACGCCATGCCGCTGGTGCTGCTGATCTATCTCGGCGTCATGTACTGGTTGTATCTCCGCTCGATCAACCGCCAGTAACTTTTCGTGCGCGCCGCCAGCCAACACCGCTGAGCCAGGCGACAACAGTCCCGCCAGCAATCCGGCGAATCCTCGGCTCACTATGAATTGCGGCTGGCCCAAGCGCTGGGCGCGGCGGGATATGTTCGGTACCGAGTTCGTGGTAAATCATCAGGGGATTGGCTGACCCGATCACCGCCTCCGACCCGACCGTGGTCTGCTTGATGCTCGCCTTCATCGTGCCGTCGCGCAGGAGCGGTGCCTCAAGCGAATACCCAAGCCGCGCCTTTTCCTGCTCCGTGCTATCGGCCAACTCCTCCCACTTTGGAAACGGCCCGATCCCCTCCTGGTATTGGCCGATCATGCCGGCGGCGGTTTTGCGGATTTCTTCCGCAGATGCCTCTGCAATGTGGTGATCCACTTCAGGCGCGATCGCCGCGAGGCGCACCAAGTGCCGGGCGAACGCGCCGGGGCTGTTGAATTCTTTCATTTCGCCTCGAATTTCCCTGAGTTCCAGTTCAGCTTCATGCCCGACTGCTGTTCTGAAATGATGATCGACCATGCCTTACGCTTGATATCGTCCAAACGAAAGGCAACATCAAACGGCACGCCGTTGCTCGACAACCAGAGCGCTTCCCGAATTTCGGGCGACTCAACTATTTTTTTATGGGTTCCTCTTCGCCTCCCGGTTTGGCTGTCTTCCGGAAGTGCGTTGCGATACCGTGCTGGATCGCTTGAAACCCCTCCTCGCCAATACGCTGGATCAAGGCGCGCATTTCGCGATTCGACCCCACTTTTTCCACGGGGTCGCCATCGATTGCGACGACATACAGGATCGGAATGCACATCAGCCGATACACATCATTCGCCGCGGTATCGCCGAGGACCTCTACCAGATCGAACTGGTCGAGGATGCCCGGCTTCTTCATTGTGATCACGCGCCCTTTGGTATCGGTCACCGCATAGGTCTTGTTGCTGTCTTCGACGACCTGCTCAGACGGCAGGAGCGTTACTTTTACTGGTTCGTTGGACATGGTCTACCTTCGGGAAGAGACAGGCGGCGCGATGGCCGCCTGCGGTGGTTATTGAATCTTGATGCGGCGGGAAGCGTGGAAGTCGAGCTTCAGCGTGACGGCCTTGTCGGCCGACTTGGAGCCCAGGTCTTTCAGGTCCAGCGCCACCTTTTCATAGCGGTACTGGGTGATGCCGCCGTTCGGCTCCTGAATCGTTTCCTGAATCGTGCCGTACGGGGTATTGACCCCGGCGTAGTAGTCGGCTTCGATCTGCGCCCAGGCATCTTCGATCGTGCTGTCGAAGCGGTCGATATCGAACGAGCCTTGCCAGTCACCCGGGGAAATCAGCGTGCGCTGTTCGCCGTCGAAGCCCTTGCGCTTGTCGACGCCGTTGTTCGGCGCCGAAGTGAAGTTGGTAATTGCTGCTGGTGGAACGTTCAAGGTCCCGCGCCCGGTCACGATGACCAGGCGAATATCCTTGCCTACGGTTTGGCCGCCTACTGGCATAAATGCCTCCAAATGAAAAAGCCGCCCGAAGGCGGCTTGGTGTTGTTGAAAAGGCGGTTACGCCGTGGCTGTGGATACTCGGGCGACTTGGACCGACTGGCCGCCTTCCAGGTTGATCAGGAATTTCTCGACCACCGACAGGTAGCGCACCTTGACGTCCATCTGCATGTAGCCGAGGGAGATGCGGTTCGGCGTGTTGTTGGTCAGGTCGCAGATCGTCGAATAGTCGTCGATCATGCCCAGCCCGGTGCCGGACGTAGATTGCTTCATCCCGGCCAGGAACGCGTCGACCGTCGCCTTGGCCTGCGAGCGTGTCGGATCGTCCTTCTGGATCGACTGCAACTTGCCGACGAACTTGCCCATGCCCGCGTTCAGCGTGTACGCGATGTAGTTCGTCATGCGGGTGTAGTTGTCCCCGTTGATGACTGCATTGCTCGACGAGTTGTGGCCGAAGCGCGCGCCGAAGTAATTACCGCCCGGGACCGGGTTGGTGATCACGTCGATGCCGGCCTGGCCGAGCAACTGAAGTTCGGCGCTGGAATAGACGCGGCTCTGGGCGCTGCGCTGCGTGCCGACAATGCCCTGCAGCTGCTTGTTCAGGGAGGACTGCTCAGGCGAGAGGTTCGACAGCAAGCCCGCGATGAAGCCCTGCGGCGAGATCGTGCGCACCAGGCCGTTGACGGTATCGTTGAACGACACCCAGTCGCCGAACAGCAGCTTGAAGGCGTAACTGTCGATGCCGGCGGTCGCCTTCGCGGAGACCGCGTTCGCGATGGTGTCGCCGGCCAGGCCGACGCCGATCATGTAAGTGCCCTCGGACAGCCCGTACGCGACCTGCGTCGCCCAGCTGGTCGAGTCGTCGCAGTCGGCGAGCATCGCGATCGACGTACCGGTATTGCGCAGCGCGTACATGCCGGTACGGGTCGTGGTGTCTGCACCCAGCAGGACAGTACCCGCGATCGTGGTTGCGCCGTCTAGGCCACCCGAGAACGTCACTGTTGCCGGAGTCAGAGCAGCGGTGCCCACGCCGGCCGCCGCGACCACCAGGTCGGATTTGCCGCGCAGTGCACCGTTGCCGTTATTGATCGCGGCAGCCATATTCACCCACAGTGCATTGGCTGAGCCAGGAATGTTGTCGAAGACTTCCGGCTGGAAGCCCGGCAAGGCCAGCGTGATGCGTGAGGTGTTGGGCGCGCTGCCGGTACCCAACGTCGCCTGGAGTGCATTGCCAGTCGTGCCGGTGTATTTCCCGGTCAGCGTGATGCACGTGGCTTGGACCACAGCGCTCGCGGCGGCGTCCGTGCCGTCAGTGACGCGCACGAAGCGGAAGTTTGCGGCGCCCTGCAGCACCGCAGCGGCAACCGCTGTACCCATGTCGTATTTGCGGTTCTGGATCTGGCCATGGATGCGGGAATAGTCCGCCATGGTGCCACCGATAGAAGGCGAATTGACTGGACCCCAGGTAGCGGTGCCTACCACGCCGAGGATATTGGTCGGCACGCCATTCAGCAGCGCGACCTGCGGTGGAACAATCTGAACGTACAGATCGGGGACGATCAATGCCGTCGTGTTGATTTGACCCTGTTGAACAACTGGCATCGAAGCCTCCAATGAAAAAGCCCCGATGAAGGGGCTTTAAATGAAAAAACCCCGCACGGGGCGGGGTTCGGTAATGGGTACGGCTGGTACTACTTCGTCTTCGGCCGCTTTGACGCGCCGGCGAGATCGGCGGCGACGTTGACCTTGATCACGTTATGTTGCTGCTCGCTGGCAACGATCGCCGCCACCGTATCTGGATCGGTAATTTCGTCGCCCACCTGGTAGTCGGCGAACGGAAGTTTCACGACGAGTTTCATGCCTGCCTCATGTATTGATGATGATTTTTCCGATCTCCGCGCTGTCCGGCAGCGGCACCACTGAGATAGCGGTCTGTTCGGTGACCACCTGGGTGTCGGTCAGCGTCTGCGTCACGGCATACTCGACCGAATAGATCATGTCGCGCCGGTACAGCCCCTGCTTTTGCAGCGAATCGTCTTGGACCGTGCTGCGGTAGCGCAGGATGCCCTGCATGCCGTCGGACAGCTGGATTCGGTAGTTCTCGGTCAGCGCCACGTCCAGCAGCGACGCCAGCGGGTCACGTTGGTCGAAGCAGTTTGCCCAGATCGTGATCTGAAAGGACCTTTCCACGCGACGTAGCTCGCGGATGCTTGTTCCCAGCGTTCCGATTCGCGCCACCAGCGTGTGCGCGCCTGGGATCGTCAGAACCGGGCCGACGCTCGACGCTGCGCGCACCGCGCTGATCAGGGTGGCCAAGGCCACCGCGATGCTGCTGGGCGTGTCCGAGGCCTGCACGGCGTAGACAAAGGGCCTGCCGTCGGCTAGCACGGCGATGTTCTGCCCGGCGGCGGCCGCGCCGCCGAATGTGACCGTGGACGGTGTGACCGCCAGCGTCACCATGGCCGGCGCGATCGAGAGCTGTTGCCATTCGAGGTTCCGATATGGCAGCAGCTTTTCCGTTGGCAGAGGGAAAACCGAGATATTGACGATCCCGTCTTTCAGGTCTTTTTGAATCTGGCCAGCATCTGGCCAGCCCTGATAAATCTTCACGGGCGCGCCGGTGATCGATGGCGCCGCAGTCCCATAGGGATAGACGACGCCGGCGATCAGGCCGACGAGGGTGTTCGCGACGTCGGTAAAATCGGCCATTACAGGTGTTCCTCTACCGTTGTCAGGCGCCAGCCCATATCCGTTTGCTCGGCTCCCTGCACCGCATAGCGCCGGCCGAGGTCGTCGACCAGCACATCGCTGGCATTGATGATGATCGGGATCGACGCCGGCAGCAGTATCTGCCAGCCGACGTTCTTGGTTGCGCCTGGCAGATCAGACCCGGTGTTTTCCATCCGGCCTTTCAGCAGCACCGAGGCGGGCCAGCCAAGCGCGCCCAACTGGTCCTGCGCCTCTGTGGCGCACACACCGCGATACCCGCCGGCACCGACCGCGCCGTTGTCGACCATGCGCGTAAGCCGGATGCGGCGGTTGCACTGCACGCACTGAATCGGCAGGTGCAGCTGCTGGCTGGCGATGAAGTAGGTTCCTTGCATCCCGACCAGGTAGTCGCCGACCTGCGTCAGGCGTCCATCGAACAGACCCCACCAGACCGACGAGCCGTACTTATCGGCCTTCCCGTACGACATGTCCTCGGCGTTGTAAGACGCCTTGATCGTTGCAAAAGGTGTGGCGAGAGGGTCACCGGCGCCGACCGGCCGATACTGCACCTGATCGGTACCGAGGCGCAGCGCGGCTTTCCCGTAACCGGCGTAAATCTTGTTTTGGAGTTTGATCGCGTCCATCAGCTGCGCACCAATCGCGTGCTGGCCCCTGTGCTGCACAGGTCAGGACCAGGCGCAAATCCGATGAAGCCGCAGAGCGCGCGGCGCACGCGGTTGTATAGCGCGAAACGGTCCGCGATCTCCAACTTATTGTGAGTCCAGACCGCAGCCTTGTCCGTGTCCAAGTTGTCGCGCACGGCGAACAGATCATTTTCCAGATCGTTCAAATTTGTCAGATATTTGCTGATCAACACGGCCTCTTCCATCGCCGTGAGCGTCGTCAGACGCGTGTATAGCGACATCGTGACCATGCCAAACGCCCCATAGACAATATCGTTATTGCCGTCGATCGGCATCGTGGTGCCGACGACCTGATAGCCCATATAGCGGCGGGTATCGGTCAATTGGGCTTCGTTCAAAGCCATTCTTCACTCCTAAAATCTTGCGCCGAGAGTTGGCGTCGAACATCGTTTAAGATGGTCGTTTTTAAAAACACTCTGGGGAGAGGTAACAATGGAGGCCGATAAACAGCCAACCGGTAGCGTTAATGAATTTCTGAACAAATACGCTGAAGCGATTTTGGTTGTTTCACTCGTGATGCTCGCGATCGCCGCGATGGCAGCGACAGCGTTTCTCTTTGTCTTTAAATTCCATACGCCGCCGTACGGAATGAGCCAGCTCGGTCAAGTCGGCGACTACTTTGGAGGGCTACTAAATCCACTTATCGGCGTGATAACGATTCTCGCTGTCTACTTCACCTTCCGGATGCAAAAAGAAGAGTTGAAGACAGCAAAATCGGACCTCGACGCTACGCGGCAGATCATGTCGGAACAGCGAGATGCAATCCAGCTTCAACGTTTTGAGCAAACTTTCTTTGCTTGGACTGCACAGTATTCCAGCCTACTCAACCTGGTTGAAGCCCACAAACAAAAAGGCACACAAGCTGTGACCATGGCTTTAGATTCTTGGGCACGTCCAGATTGCCTCAACGGCTTTGATTCTTACGCGGATAACGATCCAAAATCCTCTACCCGGTCGCCATTCCAGACAAAAGAGCTGCGCGCTGAAGCTCACGAGAAGATAAAAAACGTTTGGATCATGATTTCCCTTCACCACCCAAACGTGTTTAATCCGATCATGAGAAGCCTCGTTGAGATCGTCACTTGGATACTGGATCAACCAAACTTAAAGGACTCTGAGAAGCTTCTGTACCTTGGAATTCTCGATGTGCAGATCAGCCGCGACGAGAAATTTCTATTGGCTTACTACATGGCATTTATGCAAGGCACCTGGAGCTCTTTCGCAAAAATGCGAGCGTATGGATTCTTCAGAACCTTGGAATACACCGGGATTAACTCGATCAGCTTTATCTTCCACTTTTTAGAGCAGGTCATCGAAGACCACAAAGTGGAAGCGCAATCGAACGTCTCCCGTTAAAAAAACGCCGCCGCACCTTTATCCCGCGGCGGAATCCAGCAGCGCCTGCAGTTCGGCCTTCAGCGTCATTCCGGCAGGAATATCGATCTTCTTCTCGGCCAGGGCGGCCTTCAACTGCTCGACGGTCAAACCGTCTGATGGCTTCGAGGCAGGTGCCTTAACGAGATTGCGTACCTTCGTCTCGTCTTCCGCAGTGAACAAGTCGCCGAAGTGCTGGCGCATGCCATTCACTACGAAATCTGGGTCGATGTAGTTCCCCGGGAGCTCGGCCAGCGCAGCGTCGAGCTCGGAACGGGTCGCTACATGGCGCTCGGCGCCGTCGTGCAGTTCGTGCTTCTTGTCGTCGAAATCGGACTTGTTAATGATGATGAAGCCCAGCGGGTTGTCTTCGGACGGCTCGGACTTGACTTTTACTGTTTCAACTTGGCTCACTCTCTTCTCCAGAAAAAGGAAGCGGGACGAACCCCGCTTCTTTGGTTTCACCTGTTGCTGTGGATTAACCCAGCAGCAACGCGATGTGCGCGCGCTTGATGGCTTGGAAGCCCCATGCCAGGCGAACGTGGTACACCAACTGCATGTACTGGCGGTAGACGGCGATGTCGAACACGATACCGGACACCGGATCGGTGATCTGCATCACGTCGTCGGCCATGTCCATTGCCTTGCCGTCCGGACCGATTGGCATCTGCGGCGACCGGGTGATCAGCTGGATTGCCGACTTCGAGAACGACAGATTCGACGTCGCGGTGTTGCCCACGGTAACGTTGGTTGCTGCCGCGGGAATTGCTTGCAACAGACCAGGCTCAGCCAGCACGATCGTGCCAGGAGCCGCAATACCGGTTGCAACGCCGTATTTGTTCGAATCCCCTGCAAACTGCACTGTGTCGCCGGCGAGAATGGTGCCGGTGCCGGTGATCAGTGGAATCTGCGTGGTGCCCACGGCGAAGCCTGCGGTGCTGGTGGTATACGCCGAGCCGGTGCCCTTTGTGACCGGGATGATGGATGCCGATTGGTGAACATCCTGGCCTTCCAGGCGACCGATAATGCCCTGGCGCAGGAGCTCGTCGGTGCCAGCTTCGTTTACCTTGAACAGAACGCTCTGCTTACCGCGCAGGTTGGCGATGCCGGCATTGCCCAGTACCAGTTGCAAATCGGTCTGCGGCGCGCCGTTGTCGTCCAGAATCTTGCGGGTCTGCGCGATATCCGACAGGTCGCCCGACGTGCCGAATGGTGCCGTGCCGGGAGTGCCATAGGCACGCGAGGCGTTCTGATAGCCGGTGGTGAACAAGTCGACTTCGATCGCATTCGACAAGGTGCGGAAGGCTTGTGTGAACTGATTCTTCAGCGTGGTCATGTACGTACCGGCGTTCAGCATGCCCTTTTGCTCTTCGCCGTTCCAGCGGACCGGGACGTGCTTGGAGCGGCTGATAGTCATACCAATGTTGCCGATCGTTTGGTCACCGGTGTTCGGCGCCGTCACCCCTGGGGTGTTATCCGCCATGGTGGCTGGTGGTGTGATGGGGATGGTGATCAGCTCGTTCAGCGCGGCACGTTCACCGCTCGAGTTGCGCGAAACCGCAGGGATCATCCCGACCATTTCACGCGACACGATGTCCAGCGATTCATACAGCGTCGGAATCAGGCCTGTCAGCGTGTTGGCGCCGAGCATGAGGCCGGTCTTGGCCAGGTAGTTCACCAGGTGCGCCTGCGCAATCTCGGCGAACGCGCGAGCGTAGAGCTCGACGTTGTATCGAGTCACTGCGGCCGCATGGCGCGTTGCTTCGACTGCGGCGGTCGCGGTCGAGGAAAGCGCCATAGCGGCCAGCGCCATGATGCAAATGAAGGTCTTTTTCATGGTAGGTAGATTTCCCAAAAAAAAGCCGCCCCGAAGGACGGCTGTGATGCGAGGAACGGGCCTCAGTCGACGACGGTGACCTTGTCGCGCACCGTTTGCGATTGCGATGCAGGGTCAAGGGCGTCGAATGCGGCCCGCGAGATGGTTTTGCCGCCCTGTTGGCTCTTGGAGCCGCCGGCGCCACCGCCGCTACCGTTGTTCCCGACAGGGAACCAGTGCGGCGCTGTTTCTTTCATGCCTTCGAGCCATTCGGCTGGGGTGAAGGGGCTCTTGCCGTCTTTTCCCAGTACCGGCTGTCCGTCGTCGCCCAGCTGTACGGCCTTGCCGTCCTGGTCGAGTTTGAACATGGCGCGCCCGCGGTACAGGGCATCTTCGATAGCATGTTGATGCAGCCCAGTGGACGTTGCCGCGGCGCGCAAGGCGTCATCCAGCACACGGCCTTCGAATGCGGCGGCGCGCTTTGCTTCTGCGGCCGCTGTTTCCTGGGCTTCTTTTACTTGTCGGTCAAGATCCTTGCGCAGCTTTTCAGTCCGCGCTTCGATGACCTCATTGATTTTTCCGTCGGCGATCAGTTTTGCTTCGGCATCGTTCTCCAGTCGCGCCAGCATTTCTTTAGTTTTGACAGGGTCGATGCCTTCGAAAAGCTTGATCTGGTCCTTCAGCTTCTTTTCAGCGTCGATCAGCTCGCCGTTCTTGGCCTTCAGGCCTTTCACGCTTTCTGCGACCGCCGCGTCGATTACGGCCTGAATTTCAGGAGTGATTTCGGGAGCACCGCCCCCGCCGCCATCGGTGGCATGGAAGCGAAACAGGTTGAAAAGCAGGTGTTTCAGGAGTTTGCTGACGGAAAAATAGTGCATGGTTTATCCCCTTGGGATGGTTGAGAAATAGCGGCCTTACCGCGCGTAGAAACAAAAAAAAGCCCGGCTTAGCCAGACTTTGGGGTGACGTGCACGCCATCGGCGTGCGGTTATACGGTTGCTGCAGGTTCTGTCTTTGCCGCTGGCGGGTTCGCTGCAATCGCCGCCTTCTCTTCGTCAGCAGTGCGCGTGGCGGAAACCACTTCGCCGGCCTGCAGCTGCGCAAAGTACGTCTCGAAGCTAATCGATCCGGTTTGCAGAGCGTTGGTCAGCGCCAGCAGGTTTGCCGGATCCATGGGAACCGGGAAAAAGTCGCGATTGAGGTCGAAAACCACCTCACCAGCGGCGTCTGCCCACTGGCAGAACAACGCCAGCGCCCGTTTCATGCCCAACGACAGCGTTTGCGACATACTGGACAGGACTGAGTTTTCGCCGGCGCGGTGGATGCCGGCCGTCTCAGCGGCTTCCGCCGCGCGCTTCTGCACTTCCAGCAACCGTGCGCCGAGGATTGCCATCTGCCCCTCTTTCCGCTCCAGATTCTTTTCCAGCGCGCTCAGGCCTTGCCCGGTGAACTCGAGATATGTCGCGGTCGCGCCGGGATCGGGGAACACCCATGCCGTGCGGCTACCGATGTAAAGTTTTTCTGGTGGTGCGCCGTTCGCGCCGTCCACCGGCGTGTATCCGGAGACAACCGGCGTCGGGCAACCAGTGAAATGACAACCGTGTTCGTAGTCGGCGCTGGTGCGATAGTGCGACAAGTTCATGTCGACGACGTCGATCAGCGGCGGCGCGTCACAGTCCGGCGAAAGATCATCGACACCCAGTACCCAAAACGGAATGCGCTTGAGCGTGCTGCCGCCCAGCATCGGATATTGATCGACGCCGATCTGCTCGTCGCGCTCGTTGCCGTCCTTGTCCTTGACGATCCGGAACTCGCGCACGCGGTAGTCGCCGGTAACGTTTTCCAGGTCGAGCACTCGGTAACGCACCTCGATCACATCCTCGTATTCGTCCTTGGCGTCGGCATGCTCTTCGACCAACACCAGCAGGGTCAACCGGTATTCGTTGTCGACTTTGCGCATGCGCCAGTTGATGATCGACTCGGCCACATACATCGCCATCGACGGCTGTAACTTCTGCGCGATCACGTCCGCACGGGTGGCATTCGGGTCGGTGACCGGGTAATCGACGAAAATACCGACGCGGCCAACCGTCAGCGCCTCCTCGGCGACGTTCTGCGCGAACACAACCAGCGGCACGCCGGCGCGCGTCACGTCGTCCATCAGCGGCTCAGCAGTGGCCGGTACCGTGATTGTCGGTGGCTTCCGGAACAGCATGCCCTTCATTCCCTCCAGCGTGCGCCAGGTGGCGTTAAAGAACGGCGTGCGCATCACATACGCCTTGTAGTCGTCGTCATTCTGGTCGGACAGGCGAGGCAGATATTCCGTGCCGGCAGCGTGGACGGCGTCCTGGCCAGCCGCCGCATCACGGCAGCGCTTCCACTTCGGCGCCATCGCGACATATTGGGGATGCTGGTATTTGACGCTCATTAGATGCCGCCTATGGTTACTCTCTGGACCTGCTGTTTAACAATCGGGTAGCGCTTCACCATGAAGTAGCCGTTGGCGTCGTTCGGGTGGTCGTGCCCGGTCTTCTTGTCTGGCTGACCATCCAGCCCCCAGCCCTGCTGCTCCAGCGCCTCGGTGGTCGTTGGACACTGGTCGGTGTTGATCTTCCAGCGGCGCTCGCCCTGCGCGTTCAGAATCATCGCGTTGTAGGCGTTGACCCGGTCTTTCACCGCAGGGTTGGACGGGTTCACCTCGATGGTGAAGCCAGCCTGGCGCAGGATCGAAAGGTCCGACTCGCTGGCGTTCTTGCTGCTGGTGTTGTTGCCGGACGCGTCCGGATAGATCGTGACGTGGTGCCCCTTGGCCAGAAAGTCTTCCTTCAGGATCCGCGCCATCTCTGGGGTGTCGCGCACCTGCGTGCGCTCGGCCAGCGTGCGCGGCAACCCGTCGCGGATGACGTTGACGCAAGCCGTCATGTTCTGAACGTTGAAGTCCATCCCGATACGCAGCGGCTCGTTGTCCTTGATCACCTCGTCCGTGTGGTTCAGCTTCCGGTCGAAATTGGGGTAGACGCTGCCGCTGGTCAGATTGACGAACTTGCCGCGCAGGTACGCTTCGATAAGCTGCGGCGGGTACGACTGAAACAGAGATTCAATGTAGTCGTCCGGCAGGTTCAGCTCGTTATCGTACGTGCTCGCCTGAATCAGGCCATACATGCTGGCCAGCGCCGGGTTGTCGCGCACCGCCTTGACGAACTGCTGGTAGACGAACTTGAAACCCTCCGGCGTCGTGGTGACGTCGATGCCGTTCAGCAGACCCGGCACCAGGTAGCGCATCCGCGCAATGATCTTCCGCCACGCCTTCTCGGCCTTCAGCTTCGGCATCACGTCGAGCTCGTCGACCAGGGCGTGGCCGACCTTGAAGCCCACAATCGTTTCCGGCTTCTCCATCGACCGGCAGATCACGGTGCCGCGGTACTTGCGGCCTTCGTACACCTCGACCTCATGGTCGGCCTGCTTGATCTTGGTGCGCAGCCCCATGGTGAAGGCCACTTCTTCCATCGTCGGATAGAAGATGTCGCGAATCTGCGGGTACGACGGGGCGAAATAGCCCTGGTTAATGCCTGGCCACTGCCAGAAATGCGTGCCGATGCCCGTGCACCCGACCCACGTCTTGCCAGAGCCGAAGCCGGCGACGTAGGCCTTGAATTTGTGCGGAAGCTGGAGAAACTGGGTCTGCGGGACGTTAAGCGTCGGTCGGATCGTGCTCATGCTTGCGCGCGTCCTTGGTTTCGAAGGTGATGGCGACCGGAGTCGGTGGCTCGTCGTCTGTTTGCAGCGAATCCTTGTTGGCCCGCAGCAGGTTCAAGCCGATCTCGCTCGAGCTGTTTGCCAGCTTGGTGAGCAGCGCGACGCCTTGCAGCGCTCGCAGGCTTTTCAGCGGGTCGACGTCGTCCACCAGGTCGAGCTGCTGGTTTGCCAGCAACGACAGGCGATGCGCGGATGCCGCGTTCTGCTCAGCGGCCGACGCCAGGTGTTCGCTCACGCTGGCCAGCTTCTTGGCGAGGTTTTCGACGATGGCCTGCTTGCCATACGGCAGCTCGGCGATCTGTTCCATCACCCGGCGGCTCTCGGCGTCAGCGCGCACCTTGTCTGCTGCCAGCTTCTTCAGCGGATTCTCCGGCGCCGGCGCTTCCGCCTCCTTCGGCTTGATGCGGCGCCGGATCGAGGATTCGTTGACGCCGAAAGCGGCGGCCAGGGAGTTGATCGACTCACCTTCCAAGACGTGGCGGCGTTCGACTTCCAGCCACTGTTCTTCGGTGAGTGAGGATTTGCGTCCCATGTTGTTACCTACGGTGGAGAGCTGGCTGTGGCCGATGCCCAGCACAAGTTGCTGCTATGATGGGTTTCCATCAAACAACAAGGAAAAGATACATGGCCGATCTGAAAATCAAGCTGCCGGAAGTCGAACTCAGCAGCGTCGACACCTTGATCACTGTCCAAGGTTCCCAGGGTAAGCTCGGGGAGATCTACCTCAGCAAAGGGACGATCGAATGGTGGCCCTCCGGTAGCAAAGTGAACGGAAAAAAGCTGACGTGGCCGGCGTTCGCCAAATTCTTCGAGAAACACGGTTCAGACCTGAAGGTCACGCCAAAAGCAAAACCTGCTGCTGCAGCCAAGGCAAAACCAAAAGCGGCGAAGCCTGTGAAGGTTGTCAAGGCAAAGGCGCCAACACGCGCCAAGAAGTAAGAGTCAGTGGTACCGCGAGCCCGCAGCGATTCGCCTGCGGGCTTTTTTATGTTGCCGCTGCCCGCGCCATCGAAAACCCGGTGTTCTGGGGAAGGAGTCAGGCCTTCTACGTCAGCGGCTGCCGGCCTTTGGCCCGAGTGAACCGGCTATCGGGTGAGTCGTTACCCAAGAGTCAGCCATTGCAGATAGAATTTGCGATTCAGCAACCATCATCAGGGGGAAACATGACAAAAACAGCACGCATCGCCTGCCTTGAAACGGACGGTTACCATACTTTCACCGGCACATTCACCCAACAAGACTGCCTAGACGTGATAGGCCTGACTCCAGCTGACGGAAAAGTGAAGTTGACCAACTATTTCGTCCAGTATTCTGCCGCGACCGACACCACTCAAAATGACGTCATATTCCTGTACAAAGATGTCGGGCACTCATCGCTCGATTCTGCTCGTTTTAAAAGAGCCTGCCGGACCACCCTTAATACGCCAGATGAGTGGTCTTAAAAAAGACCGCGGCCATTGCTGGCTGCGGGCAAGTCCGACCCGAAGGAAGGAGGAGACGACTGGAAAATGGAACCTATTCAAATATTTGGAGATGAACATTGCTTAGGCGTCTTCGCGACAACATTTGCAACAAGAGGTGGCCTCCGTATATCGAAGTCCCTCTCGTTTCCGTCGTCTACCTAATCGCTTTCGCGCTTGGCTGCCTGCTTCTTGCCGCATGTTGCGCAGCCGTCTTCTTCGGCAGTTTGATAGTTCGGGCTTGGCTCATCTCGCCGTAGGTGAAATGGAGCGTCGACAGGGAATCGAACCCTGGTCGTCAGCTTGGAAGGCTGCAGCTCTGCCACTGAGCTATTGACGCAATTTTGTTTCAACTATGATGACCGCTCAACAAAAAGGAGAATCAATGTCAAACGTCGTTTCGGAAGCTATCAAAATAGAAGGTGAAGGCCATACTTGGCTGATTCGTTTCTCAACTGGCGAAAACAAAACCGGGCCTGTAACCCATATTGCCGGGGATATTTACCGGATCCTCAATTTGAATGCCGAGCACTACTTCGATGTCGATCACGTCGTTTTTATGACCAAGATCATCCCCCGCAAATAATCGGACGTGTTCGCAGATGTGCTCTACGCGTCCAGCTCTTCGCCGGACGCGCCGGCGGCGGATGTCAAATGGCCGCCCGGAATCAGACGGTTCGCCTGCACTTCGGTGTTCAGGACGTCGCGCGCCCAGGCCATCGCCTTGGTGATTGTTTCGCGGCAGGTGCGCGCCTGGTCGAACTCGAAGCCATCCACCAGGATCTCGACCTCGCCCTTATCGTTCAGATGCAATGTGATCTTGCCGATTTTCTTGAGGTCGATGTAATCCACCTCGTGGCGGTTGAGGACTGCGCCCGACATAGTTGCTCCTGGTGATTGTGAAATTTGGTTGCCGGTGACAGCGTCCGGCGCGGTTTGGCTGCTCTGGCATCCGCTGGTGTCTGGTCTTCAGGTCCCGAAATGCAAAAAGCCCCGATCGAGGGGGCGATCAGGGCTTTGTGCAAAGCCGTTTTACATTTCTCTGGACGAGCGAAAACGGCCTGTGACTGGAATTTACCCAAACAGGGTTCGGGTTGCAAGGTTTTTCTTCAATTTGGGTTCCAGAATCGCAACAGCCTCGGTGTAGACGGTCGCAAGGTCCGCATTCGGATAATTCCACACGCGCGCCAAGCCGAACTTCTTCTTGAACGCCCAGAGGTGAATCGGCCGCATGCCCTCCATCATGGCGTCGGTGGCCTCGGCGATCTCGATGTCGCGCTTGATGGCCGCAACGTCCCCTTCACTCTCCGATCGGCTCCCGCCCTTCACGCCCAGGTCGCGGTCGTTGAGCGTCATCCACCAGCCCCAGCGATCGAGGCAGAGTTCGACGCCATCCTGCTGGCGCCAGTTGGCTGGTTCCGGTTTCTTCGCGCGTTGTAGCATTTCTGTTCCCTCTCGTTCAATGTATTGCCGGCATCGTGTGCCGTGTTTCTTGCCCTTGCTGCAGGTGTCTCTATCGAACACCTTGACGGCGAAGGCGCAGCCCTTGCAGGTGCGTGATTCGCGCTCCAGCAGCTGGTCCAGCGGATCGCGGTAGGCGCGGTGCGGCAGCGTCATTAGAAGCGGTCCTTGGCAATCCGACGCCCAAGCGCGAACGGTTGGATCATCGGCTCATGCCAGGTGAAGCCATGCATCACGCCGAGCGTCCCGGTGCTCAGCCGGAAATTGGCGCAGCGCACGCGGCCGCCGTACAGCTTGTTCTTGATTCTGATGCGCGCCAGCTGCTTGTCGCGCAGGTTTGCGATTTTGTGCAAGTTCACGGCATGACCTCCGCGAACAGCGATTCCTGAGGCTGCACCACGGCCAGCGGCGTGATGGTGACGACCACACGGGAGCCCTTCTCGTCTGGCTCCGCGCGCTCAGCGACGATCTTGCGCACCCATTTGTCGTCCTCGAAAGCGATGTCCTTCATCGCGTCCAGCAGCACCTTGTTGGCGTTGTCCAGGTCGATGCACTGCACGGTGTCGTCCCATGTCGCGCCGAGGGTGCGCTGGCGCTTCTGCCAGTCAAGCGGCCGATGCGGATAAAGCACGATCGATATATGCACGCGGCCGATGATCGGCTTGCGAATGCCTGCCGCCTTCAGCGCCCAGCCGACCTGTTGCTTGTAGACCTTGGCGTCTTCTGACACGTACGTCATCGCCAGCGCCGCGCCGCCGCTCTTCGGTTTGATGACACGGGTGCGCCAGTAGGCATTTGCCGATATCGGGTACGGCAGCGTCAGGGTGATTGATGTCATTTCCGACTCCGTGAAAGACTTTGCAGCTGGACGCAAAAACAATTTTGCGTTTCGAGAAACAGTGGGTAAAGTTGTTTCAGCTGGGCCAATAAAGGCTCGGCGCTCCAACCAATAAAAATTCTAAGGAGACTCTCAAGATGCCTTGCACCACCTGCGACCGTTTTAAGCCATGCCCTGCCGACGTCGACCTCGATGACGACTTCGCCGACGCGCTCGATGCGGATCCTAAATACACCCCACAACTCATGTATGCGAAGCTGGCCCTGCTGAAGCCCCATGAAGTGCCGTACGCCTGTCGGAAATGCGGTTCCGTCTACGTGCGCTACTGCATGAAGTCCGAAGAAGATGTCGGCATTTGGTGGCCGCTTAAAGCGCTTGATAGAAACCCGTCCTAATGCCCGCATGGAAGCACCCCGCGCTGGTTGGTCCTGGCGCCGCAGCTCAGGCACGTCAGCTCACCGCCATTGAGCGCAGCCGCCACCATGGCCGGCGTGGCGCGCACCAGCTCGTCGACCGCCGCCTGCACGTTCACGGCCATCGTGCGCATGGCCTGTTTCAGCTGCGCGTCCGCAGCCGGTGAAAGAGGTGTCAGGCTCATACGACACCTCGCGCGGCAGCGACGAAAAGGATTCCGGCTTCGCGCGCCAAGTCGCAAGGCGCGCCGCAGTTTTGGCGTGTGATCTGGCCGTCGACGCCTTCGTAGACGATGAAGACGTTGCGGAGGTCGCCGAACTGGCCGTTCTCGATCGATTCCGCCTGCTCGCGCAGGTGCTTGGCGATGTCTTCGTTGGTCGGCGCGAAGCCGTTCAGCGGCAGCTTGGTCAGATTGCTCATACGTGATGGCCCTCCGCCGGTGCTTTGGCCGGCGCCACGATCAGCAGGCCGAACGGATCGGTGCCGATATCCTGCGGCGAACGAGCGTCGCCGGTGAACGGGTTGTACAGCCAGGCGACCATGCCGTGCCATTCGCGGTACTGGCGCGCTTCGGACGGATAAACCTCGCGCATGCCGTCCTTGGGGTCGAAGACCATCAGCGTTGGCGTGATCGGGATCGATGCCGCTTCAAGCTTCGCGAGGTTTGCGCGCAGAATCTCAATCTCATCCGCGGCGATACCCATCATCAAGCCGCCAAACATGCGCAGGGTCGGCACGATGTCGTGGTTGTGGTCGATCACTTCCTTGCTCCCACCAAAGCGTTTGGGCACGTTGTCCTTGTTCATGAGGTCTTCTCCTTCATCTTCGTCAAAATCTCGTCTCTGGTCGGCGCGCCTGGCATGCGGTAGATCGTTTCCAGCATCGCCTCGGCCAAGTCCTTGCGCGGCCTGGTGCTCTCGACCAGCCGGACGCAGTCGTCCAGCTTCGTCAGGTGGTAGCGGCCGCTGGGCTTCATGTCGTGCGCTTCCTGCTGTCCCACATCCACCAAAAAACCTTTCCTGTGGCTGGCGCCGAATCCTTCGGCAGCACCAGGCATGTGACGGACTTTTCGGTGGCGCTCAACACCAAATACCTGCGCCCGGTGCGCGTAAGCAGCTCGTCACCAGCTTCAGGCACAACGTCGTGCCATCTGCTGACGCGGAACTTGACGCGGTCCCAGGCGCTTTTCATGGTCGATCAGTCCAGCGCCGCGATGTAGTCGATCGCCTGCTGAACCGTGCGGATCTTGTCCGCGCTCTCGTCGGTGATCTCGATCTCAAATTCATCCTCGATCTGCATGATCAGTTCGACCTGGTCGAGCGAGTCGCCGTCAAGGTCGTCAACGAAATTGGACTCCGGCTTGATCGAGTCGACGGCTCGTTTTAACTGATCGGCAACGACTCTGATGACGCGCTCCGGAACGTTTTGGTGCTTCATGGTGTTTCTCCTTCGGTTGGTGGTGGTGATCAGGCTGTGCAGCCAAGAGCAATGGCCTCTTGGGCTTGCTGCACGATGTACAGCGTCAGGGACTTGTCGCCGCGCGCGTCGCGCTCGAGGATCAGTTCAGCCCAGCGCAAGCCAGTTGGAACGCCGCCGCGCCCGACGCGCGTTGTGAACGCGGTGGTGATCTGTTTGCACTCGGCGACCTTCTCGGGGCTGACAGGAGCCATCTCGATGCGCGGCGCCGGCGTGATCGTCGGCACCGGATCAATCGGCCCAGACAGCACCGAATCCATCGCGGCGGAGAAGCGCGGGCGCAGCTTGTCGTGCTGCAGGGTCATCATTTCGTGATAGCCGACCTTCTGCGCGGCCCAGTAGATGGCGGGATTCGACCAGACGTCCGTGCCATCATTGCGTGCCTTCAGCTGCGTCAGGGCTTCGTTGATCGCGGCGTCCAGATCGGGTGCTGGCCGGCAGCGAGCCAAGAAGTCCGCCCAGTTCGGCGCGTACACCGAGCGTTCGCAGCCGGCCAAGCCGCGCTTGATTTCCGGCATCCGCAGGCCGTGCGAGCGGATTTTCTCCAGCCAGACAGCCTTCGTGTGCTCAATGCCGGTGTCCTTGCCGTTCTCGACGTGGCCATTGCGGAACTTGTCCAGGAACTGATTCCCGTACATCCCGTACAGTTCGGCAAAAAGCATTTCCATGGGATCAATCTTCGACATTGCCTGTTGCTCCGTCGATCGTGACAGTTCGGTGCTCATGCTTGCCTCCAAGGCCAATGGATGCGGCGGCTGCCGCGCGGGATTTGTCTTTGCTGCTCGGGCTGTTGCGGGGTGCTGTTGCGCCAGCCACGTTCATGGCGTCGGCGTCGGCCTTCCAGTTACGGATGAAACCGATGACGAAGTTCGGCGATATCGCCTCATTCGGCTTTTTCTTTTTCGCCGCTTTGCAGGCAAGGTGCAGCGTGTCGAGCAGTACGCCCTGCTCTGCGAAGGCGATCATGGTCGGGTGGCTCGAACTGGCGTTGATGCCGTGGCCCCGCATGGCGATAGAGATTTGCCCGACGTCGTGGCACACGGCGGTGCCAGAATTGGCATCATCTACGGTTGAGTCATGTGTGTCGGTTCCAGTACTTGTTTTTAATACTGGTGATTGGGTATTGGTGTCTGGGTATTGGGTAGCCGTGACAAGCGTTGCAGGTGCCGTTACAGGTGTTACAGGTTTTGTTTCAGTTACCGTTGCAGGTAACGCAGCAACCAAGGCGCGTAAATCAGCAATTCCGATGTTCCAAGATGCGTGTCCGCCCGCGTCAGTCAAGGCTTTGAAGAGTCTTGCGCGCTCTTCACGATGGCGCTTTGTACGGTTGTCCTCGTTCGCTTTTTTTATCTCGCGCTCGGGCTCACCGTCTTGATACTTTGCAATGGCCTCATCGCAGGTGTCTTTGTGCCAGCCGTCGTCCTGCAACACAAAAAACTCTTTCAGCACGGCCGCAACAGCATCGCGCTGAGTCTTCGTGACGGCGCGAACTTGTCGGCAGGCTTCCTTTACGTCAGCCGGAATTGGCTTCTCCTTCCGGTAGTACCAACGTAGCAGACGCGTATAAGCCAAGTCTTCTTCCCAGCTCAGATGCGCCGTTGCCGCGTCGTAGTCGCGGATGTGATGGTCGAAATAGTTCACACGCCACCCCGCTTTGCTTTGATGCGATCACGATTGGCGCGGCACTGTATGCGCTGACATTCGACGCAATAGCCGTTCAATGTGTAGCGAGCCGTCACATGACCGGATGGGCATGGATCGCCAGAAAAGTAGCGAACAGCCCCCGATTCAGCGGCTGTCTCCCGGCTGGAAGGCAAATCGCAGTCGGCCGGCGTCAATGGGGTTGGTAGTTCGGTCATGCAGATTCCAGGCGCTGGGCCGAAAGATGGTTTTTGTCGGCGCGCATATACGATTCCCACATGCGCAGGTTGGCCAGGCGGGCAATGTCCATCACCTGGTCGGGCCGGAGGCGATCCGCGTTTCGATTCGGTATCGCGCGCCGTTGCGAACGGACCGTGACTGCCGGCAGGCCGTCAGACGTGTATCCGTCGCCTTGGCTGAGCAGCAGGATGCCGCTGGCAGGCGACGCCAGGCAGTCCAACAGGTCCGGCTTCCAGATATCGGCCGGCATGGCGTAGTAGTGTTTCCAGACCTTGGCGGGATGAATCAAGCGCAGGTCTGGCGCCGGCGCGCCGTGTTGGTTGTTCTGGAAAGGCCAGTTATAGCCCCGGCGCCACCATTTTTCCTTCTTGGCGTCGGCTTTCAGATCGGCGCGGCTGATTTTGATCTCGATATCGATGATCCGCAGGTCGAGCGTGACGCCCAGCACATCGCATTCGTGGCCCGTCCAGTTGCAGTTATCGACGAGCAGCACACAGCGCCGCTGCAACGTCTGCAGGGATATAGCCCGGGCAATGGATCGTTCATTCCAGGTCATTCGGGAAACCTTGATTGCGGATTTGTGGCGGCGCGAAACTGGCGGCGCAGAATGCGTGCGAGTCGCTTCTTGAGGCGGGCGTAGCGGACTGGCTCGTCACGCTCGAGGCTCCAGAAATGGAAGCCGTCGGTCTCGTCGCCCTTCTGTGTTGGGAATTTCTTCTCGATCAGGTGCCGTGCCAACGCATACGATGCAGCTCCGAGAGACTGGTTGTGCCGACGCGCGGGCGCGACGTAGTAGACGGTTTGGCGCTTCGCGTGGATCACACCGCCCCCAGCAGGTGGCGCAGGGACCAGGCCATCGGCGAAAGGACGGGGCCGCGCAGCTGCGGCGGCATGGGCACTTGGTTGGGCGCGAGCGTGACCGGACGTTCGCCCCGGTGTTCGGCAAGACGCTGCCGCCCTTCGGCGCTCAGGTCGTAGAGATAGTTGCGGCGCTCAGTCTTGTCGACCGTCAAAAATCCGGAATAGACCAGATACCACAGGTTTTTGCTAACGATCTTGCCGTCGGCGCCAGTCAGTTCGGTGATCTGTGGCGTGTTCAGCGGCGCGTGGTCGGCCAGCACCTGGAAGATGTCGAAGCGGAGGTGGCGGTCTTGGCTCATCACGACATCCGAATTTCGCGTTGGAAGTCTGCTTCCAGATAGCGCGCGGCCAGGTATTTGAGGCCGGACAGTTCTTTCTGGCTGATCACGACCGAGTCGGACGCGGCTACCTGTAGGCCGATGGCAGCAAGCAGCTGGCAGACGTGGTCAAGAGTCCCCTTCGCCCGGCTCACCGTGCTGGGATCCACGCCCATGCAAGCGGCTGCATGTTCCTGCCCGACGTATGCAAGGCGCTGCAATACCTCGGCCTGAATTCGTGCACCGGTCTTGCGGGTAATTTCCACCGGATCGGCTGACACTGTTTCTGCGGTCATGACATCACCTTTTCAGATTCGGCAATCTCATGGCCAGCAGGCAGCCCGTCAGATGGGTTCGGGTACATCTTCGGGTCGAGCTGGTGAGGCGTGAAGACGAACCCTGTCAGCGCCGCCAGGTCCAGCACCCGCTTTTCCGGCAGATTCTGGCGCCACTTCGAGACAGCCCAGGCCGTGAGCTTGAAGTGCTTGGCGACCGCAGAATCGCCGCCGGCCTTGTCGATGGCGTCGCAAACGAGCGGGTTTTTTACGGTGGTAGTTTCCATGTTCGGGTCCGATGTGAATGTCGTCCCGAAAAGAATACTACTTAAAGTAGCATTAATCAACTACCAAAAATAGAAATGACACAACCAGTTAGATTAACTAACCTTCTACTTATGGTAGATAAAGAGTCAAAAGGCATGCCCGTCAAGTACCCGGAGTTCGCTCAGCGGGTGCAGATCGGCATGGAAAAGAATGGGCTGACGACGAATGACGTCAAGGCGGCGCTGAACATCACGTATGAGATGGCGCGCCGCTACACGCTGGGACATGCGATGCCCCGCCAGGAGAAAATGGACGCCCTGGCGAAGCTGCTGGGAGTGGATCCTGCCGAGCTTCAATACGGCGCCAAGGCACGCCCATCGAAGGACCAGGCGATCGCCATGATGAATTCAGCGAGTTGGCCCTTCACCATCAGTAGAGAACGTTTCGACCGACTTCCAAAAGACGAAAAAGAAAGAATCGACGGTTTGATCGATCACACCATCACGGCGTGGGAGAGTCGAACTCAAACAAAAAGTCGCAAAACGTCCTAAGGCCAAGGAACTGGCGAAGGTGTATCAGTTTCCGCTGTTACTGCCGTTTCCCCCAAAGGTGACATGATTATCCGACTAGGCATCTGCAATACCATATGGCAAATCAATGAACTCGAAAACGTTACAGTTGCTTGTGCAAGCAAGTGCAGCCCAACTATCGACAATGAAAGTGGTTGTCGAAATAACACGTCGTCAGCCCGCTTCTAAAGACAACGACAAAATGGAAAAACTAGTTAAGGAGATGATTGACCAACATGAACATTTTATTGACGAGATTAGAGCAGAACTAGTAAAGCTTGAGGCGAAATCCGATGTCGGTTGATTCCAGCTTTTTAGACCGTCTTTCGGACAAGCAAAAAAGTCTCGAAAATCGCATATCGGATAAAGGCCCCATTGACAAGGGCGGTGGGCCGCCACAAGATGGAGACATGGAAGATCGAGTCAAGAAACTTGAAGAAAGCATTGTGAACCTGGTTTCCGATGTCGGCGCGATGAAAAGTAATTACGCCACCAAAGCGGATATTCAGGCTGTGGAAACTAGTATTCAAAAATCAGCAAACGAAACGATCAAATGGGTGGTCGGAACAGCGATTGTGATCGCGGTTGGCGCTATCACTATCATGACGTTCGTGCTAAACAATGCCATTCCAAAGGCTACTTCCGTAGCGGCTGCTGCACCACCTTCTGTAATAATCAACAATATTCCGCCGGCCCCTGCCGTTTCTCCAAGTTCTCAGGTGCAGCCAGCAAAAAGAAAATAAGCCGTACCTAGCCCATCGAAGCCCGACTTGATCGGGCTTTTATTTTGACCGCACATTCTACTTAAAGTAGTTGACATGCTACTTTAGGTAGATTAATCTACTTCTAATGCTACTTTCAGTAGCTTTTTAGGAGTAGATAAAATGTCCACCAACACCACCGCACAATCGGCCCAGCCACAGATCGGCAAGAAGCTGATCAAGCTGGTCGACGCCTTCCTGCACAACAACCTGCTGCTGGACTTCTACGGTTACTTCGACCGATTCGACGAGTCGTACACCGTCGAATCGGTCACGCTGACCGGCCAGACAATCGACATCGGCGAACTGTTCTCCGTCCGCGACATGATCGACTTCGGCGCGTACTGCGACCGTCATCTGCCGAGCGCTACTGAACAAGCTGAGGATGCCCGTTGCGAAGCGCGCAGCTCGCGCCCCGACTACGAATGGCTGGGAGTCGGAGCATGAGCGCCGCTCGCACGCCCGGCATCTGGGTTGCGACCGAAAAACGCGCGACGGACGGAAGCGGCATCACCTATGCGCTCTACGCTGGCGACGTCCATATCGGATCAATCTCGCTGCCAACTTCCGGACGCATGTATGTACCCGACTATTACAAGGTGCAGGAGGCCAACGCCGCCTTCGTCGTCCGCGCCTGCAACTCGCACGACGCGATGGTGAAGATTCTCAACACCACGGCCGGCAACATCCGCAGCCTGGGTGCCGCCGGAGCGCTGGACCAGGTGCCGGTGCCGTACCGCATCTGGCTGGAAGAAGTTGAGAAAGCCCTCACCGCCGCAGGTGCTGCATGATCGGCCGTTGCGTGAACGGCCGCGCGCGCCGTCAATGGCTGGGCGATATTGACCGCCCGATGCGCCCTGCTGTGCGTCGTCTTTGCCGTCGCCTGTTCCGCTTCGGCCCGGCCGCGCTGTTCTGGCTGCTGGCTGCCTTCGGCCTGTTCTGCCTGGTCATCCTGGCGGCGGTGCTGCCGGCTGACGAATCCGGCGATGCAGCGCAACCCGTCAGCGCACCGGCGAAGGTGCATGCGCATCCGGTGCGGAGGATGACATGAAGGCCGCCATCCCCGCCATCGCCCTGCTTCTCTGCGTCTTCGCCGCCGCTGCCATGGCGCCGGCAGAGCGAGAAGCCGACTTCAAGGCGCGCAAGGAAGCGCGCGTGCGCGAGCTGAACGCGCAGCACTTGCCCTTCATCCGTCGCATTGTCCGCGTCTATCCGGTCACCGACTTCGGCGTGCCGGTCCAGCATGAGGCCAGCAAATGAAAAAGAAACAGGTTACTGGGACTAAATATTCCCTCGGGAACGTCGCGCCACTTCATGCCTATGTGGATGACGGCACGGGCAGCTTCATCGAACTGAACATTGGTGAGCACAAGATCGCCGGGTTATTGGTCTGGCGCTTCTCGGGCGATGAGCGCAGCCCACGGACAGAGGAAGCTGTGAAGGATCTTGTAATGCGCGGCAACGCTCATGAGGCTCTTGTTGCCGCTCTGCGCGAGGCCGTCCATGTGATTGAACTGATCAAGCCGGACAACTACGGCAACGGCACTATCGTTCGTGGCCGTAGCGCCCTTGCTGCTGCAGGTGTGAAATGAACGAGTTCAAGGTCCGCGCCTCATCTTGGGGCTCGCTGTTCGACTGCGCACACCGCTGGGAAGGCGAACACATTCTGGGCATGCGCAAGCCATCCGGCCTGCGCGCGCAACTGGGCACCGGAATCCACGCTGGCACCGCAGCGTTCGACAGTGGCCGCCTGGCCGGCGCGCCGATCACGGTCGACGAGGCCGCCGAAGTCTTCGTGCAGACGCTGAAGAATCCCGACCAGGATGTCGACTACAAGCAGGACGGCCTCACGGTGCTGGAAGCCGAGAAAATCGGACTGGTGCTGACCGTCAAATACTGCATGGATATCGCGCCGACGATGGATTACGTCTCGGTCGAAATGCCGCTGGAGCCGCTACGCATCGACTGCGGCGACCTGGTGGTGATCCTGACCGGCACCATGGACCGCGCGCGGGTCGTGCGCTCCGCTGGCGGCAAGGTCATCAACGACCTGAAGACCGGCGGCCGCGTCATCGCCAACGGCGCGGTGGTGATTCAGGGCCGTTCGGCGCAGCTGGGCACATATCAAATCATGTCCGAGCAGACCGACGGCGAAGAGACCGCCGGCGCGCAGATCACCGGCTTGCAGACCACCAGCAGCGCCAACGTGGGCGTGAGCCGCGTATTCGACGCCAAGAAAATCATGCTGGGCACGGCCGATGAAAAAGGCCTGATCGAATACGCCGCCGTCATGTTCAAAACCGGCCTCTTCCCTCCGAATCCTCAATCCCAGCTATGCAGCCCGAAGTACTGCGCGCGCTGGGGCACCTGCATGTACCACGAATAACCATCATCCAACCACGGAGAAAACCATGTCCGCAGCAGAACAAGGCAACACAAGCACGACCGTCGCAGCACTGAAAGCACCACGACCCAGCACAGAGGTGCGCGCCGGCTTCTTTAATCTGGACGGCTTCGAGCTATTGCAGCGCGTCGCCAAGGCTTTCGCCAGCTCGTCGCTGGTCCCGAAGGAATACCAGGGAAACATTGCGAACTGCATGATCGCGTTGAACCTTGCGAACCGCCTGCGCGCCGACGAGCTGATGGTGATGCAGAACCTGTACATCGTGCATGGCCGCCCCGGCTGGTCCGCGAAATACCTGATTGCGACGTTCAACGAGTGCGGCCGTTTCAGCACCGTCAAATATGAATGGTTTGGCGAAAAAGGGACCGACACTTGGGGCGCACGCGCCTGGGCTATCGAAATCGCAACCGGCGAAAAGATCGTCGGTCCTGACGTGACGATCCAGATGTCTAAGGATGAAGGTTGGTACGGGAAAAATGGCTCGAAGTGGAAGACCATTCCGCAACTCATGCTCATGTACCGCAGCGCCGGATGGATGATCAACACCTCCGCGCCGGAAATCTCTATGGGCTTCTCGACCGAAGAGGAGCTGCGCGACATTATCGACGTCAACAGCGATGGTTCCTATACCGTCACCAGCGAATCGGTGACCGTCGGATCGCTGCGCAATGTCGATCAAGAAACCGGAGAAGTCCAGCAGCTGCAAGACAACGCCAGCGCGATCATTTCCAATACGGCCGCCCGTCAGGCCGCCACAGCTGCACGCAACACCACCGACGAAGCCGGCACAGCGTCTGCCGGGCCTGCGAGTGACACCAGCTCGCAGGCAGCCACCGAGGGCGCGGCCGACGCCGTCGTGCTGACCTATGCCCAGGTGAACGACGCCATGTCCAAGGCCACCAGCGTTGACGCCCTCCAAATCGCCATCGACATGATTCCTGCTGTTGCCGACGCCGAACAGCAGGATGAACTGCGCGGGATCTCGCGCGACCTGCTGAAGAAATTCACCACGCCGGCAGCGGCCGGCAAGTCCACCGCCAAGCGCGCCGTGGCCGATCCCGGCCTGAACATGGAATAACGCGCCCCGCCTCACCTATCTCAACTTCATAAAGGAACAACGATGTTCAGTCTCAATACCAAGATGGTTCGTATCACCAGCGTCAACATCCGCAAAGAAAAGGACGAAAACGGCGACGAGCACAGCGTCTGCGATATTGGCATCAGCGCGCCGATGGAAAACGATGTGCTGGACGAGTTCCACGCGGAGCTTAAGCCAGCCTTCTGGGCTAAAGACCCGAATGGCGACCTGGTCAACCAGGACCGCTACACCGTTCTCAAATTCCCATTCCCGCGCTTTTCGTGGAAAGGGTCGCAGGAAGGCTACCAGTTTGTCGGCCACACCGGCGCCGGCGGCGCATCCGAGATCGTGCTCAATGACGCCACGATCAACAAGACGCACTTTCTCCCGCAGGACAAGGCCACCTTTCACTACGACGCAATCGTGCGCGCGCGTACGCATCCTGCTGACGTCGGCAAGTTGAGCCAGCTACTCGACACCGAGGTGCAGATCAGCCTTATCCCGCCCGACGAAAAAAAACAGTTCGAGATCGAACAGGCCAAAAAACACCGCAAGCAGGCGCTGAACGATCACTTTTCCGGCGGCGCCGACACGCAGACCCAGCAGCTTCCGGGCGCCGATGGCAACGACGAAACCGACGACGGCAATGAGCCGGCCGGCGACCCGCCGAACGACGGCCCCAGCGACCTCGAGTAATCCACCGCAGCACCAACCCAACCACAAAAGCGAGAACGAACATGACAGCATCGAAAACCATGATTGCCTACGACACCGAAACCACCGGCATGCCGCTGTGGGATCAGCCATCCGAAGACCCGCGCCAGCCACGCATTATCCAGATCGCCGCCGAGCTGATCGACGTCGACAGCCGCGCGACTCTGCAGCAACTGCAATTCATCATCAAGCCGAACGGCTGGGTGATCTCCGACGAAATCGCGACGTTGACCGGTATCGACCAGGCGCGCGCTGAGCGCGAAGGCGTCGCCATCGAAACCGTGCTGCCGCTTTTCCTGGCATTGCACGATCGCGCCTCCGTCGGCCGTGTCGCGCACAACGAGCGCTTCGACGCCCGTATGGTGCGCATCGAAATGATGAAGGCCGGCATCTATTCCGAAGGTCAGATGGAAGCCTGGAAGACCGCCGCCTCTTACGACACCTGCCAGCAGGCCACCAAGATCGTCAACCTGCCGCCGACGGCCGCGATGCTCGCCAAGAATCGCAAGTCCCCGAAACCGCCAAACCTGCAAGAAGCCTATGAATTCTTCACCGGCCTGACCTTGCAGGGCGCGCACGACGCCGGCAACGACGTGTTGGGCTGCAAGGCGGTCTATTTCGGCATTCAGGACTATCACGGCGCCGCCCGCGCGGCTTAACGCTCAACGCTGGGGGAATAGCGCCGACTGAGGCGTCGAACGGAAACCGAACAGAGCAAGAGCCGGGAGTATCAGTAGCGTGGAACTGTGGATCCACGAAGCCGGACAAGGCAGTCCCGGCCACCAGCACCAATTTCAAGGACAGCAAACAATGAAAATCGCACGCATCCAAGTAGACAATTTCCTCGGCGCGCATCACATCGACGCGCGTCTGACCACGCCGGTGACGTTGTTTGCCGGCCCCAACGGCGCAGCCAAGTCCAGCATCGGCGAAGCCGTGCGCATGGCGATCACCGGCGAGACGGTGCGCGTGAAACTGAAGAAGGAATACCCGGCGCTGGTGACCGACGGCGCGACCGCCGGCGGGGCGCTGGTGACGATCGACGACGACCGCACCTATGCATTCAACGTGCCCGTCGGCAAGGTCACGGCCGACGACGGCCTGCCGACCGGCGGCGCCGTGGGCGTCGCCCTCAACGGCCAGCAGTTCAGCGCCATGTCGGCGGACGACCGCCGCACCTTCCTGTTCGTTCTGGCCGGCGTGCGCGCCAAGGCCGACGACGTGAAGGCGCGCATGCTGGTGCGCAAATGCGACCCGGCCAAGATTGAAGCCACGCTGCCGCTGCTGCGCACCGGCTTCCCCGATGCGTGCGACTTCGCCAAGAAGAAGGCCACCGAGTCGAAAGGCTCCTGGCGCACCGTGACCGGCGAAGCCTACGGCAGCGTGAAGGCCGAGAGCTGGGCGGCGTCGGATCCTGATGAGCTGGAAGGTGAAGCCCCGGCAGCAGACGACCTGGCCGCGCTCGACGCAGACATTGCCACGGCAAACCAGAAGGTCGGCGAAGTCGCGGCGCAGGTGCGGGCGCGCACTGAAGCTGCAAACAAGCGCGCCGCGCTGGCCGAGAAGGCTGGACGCGTGCCGCGCGCCACCGAGGCGCTGGACTATGCCCGCACAGAGCTGGCCGACTATGAGCCGAAGGTTGTGGCGATGCGCGAGCGCGCCAGCGGTACCGGTCGCGTCGGCCTGGTGCATGACATGGCCGTGTGGATCGGTGTGCAGAAACGGACAGGTGACGACGCAAACAACAAACAGGCCGCCCAGCTGCTGGACCGTTACACCGACGAACACGGCGAGCTGCCCAAGGCCGGCGCCGTCGACCACGAAGCCGTGGCGTCGCTGCCGGAGTTCGAACGCGGCCTCGAAGTGATGCAGAACGCCGTCAAGAATCTGGAACGTGACCTGGTCGAAGTCATCGCCGCGCAGGCGCAGTTCGACGCGCTGACCGATCCGGATTTCGAAGAACCACTGCCCGATCTGGAAGTGCTGCAGGCGGGCCTGACCAAGCTGAAGGCCGACCGCGCTGCGCTGCAAGGCCGGATCAGCATCGCCGCTGGCCACGCCGCCGCGGTCGAAGCCGCCAAGAAGAAGACCGCCGACGCCGCCAAGCATCACGCAGACGTTGCCGCCTGGACTGTCGTCGCCGATGCGCTGGCGCCGGATGGCATCCCGGGCGAGCTGCTGAAAGAAGCGCTGAAGCCGGTCAATGCTGGCCTGATGGAAGAAGCCGGTGCGACCGACTGGAAGCCGGTTTCGATTTCGTCCGACATGGACATTTGCGCCGCCGGCCGCCCTTACACCCTGCTGTCCGAATCCGAGAAATGGCGCGTTGACGCAATGATCGCGGTGGTGGTCGCCCGCGTGTCCGGACTGAAAATTCTGATGCTCGATCGCGTCGATGTTCTCGACATGCCCGGGCGCGGCACGCTGCTGGGCTGGGTGCATGGCCTGGTCACCGCCGGCCACATCGAAACCGCCCTGCTGTTCGCCACGCTCAAGGCGCTGCCGGCAAAGCTCTACCCGACCATGGCCGCGCACTGGGTCCAGAACGGGGAAATCGTCGAGCTTAGGGAAGCGGCGTGACCCTAAATTTCTTCGAAACCATGCTCTCGCCAGATGTCGTCAAGCTGAGTTTTGCAGCGTCTAAGCCGGGCACCGCATCTTTTGCATATATCCGCCAAATGCTGCGCCTCTTCGTCCCGTTTGTCCGCGGCACTGCTGTCCATTGCATTCATGTAGGTTTGAATGACGCGAATATTCGACTGTGCTCTATGCAGCTGACCGGCGCCGCTCTTAGACAGGTCTGCAAAATCCAACAAGTACTGGTCTGGAATTTTAGGAATTCGATTCGAATAGTTCTGGCAGATTTTCAGCAGTCCTGCCCAACCGCTATCATTTTTTTGATCGGCAGGTGCCGAAATCCAGTGCTCCAATCCTACTGCAATCGCCTCGGCATTGACCAACATATCAATCACGTATCCCGTCAACCCGGGAACCACAATCGTTGCCTGAACCCGCAGCCGCCGCCGTCCTGCAGTTGCAATCCAAATGGTGCCGGCGAAAGCCGCTCCAGTGAAAAACGCGCCTACCCAAGTTGCCAAATCCCCCTTTTTATCGGGCGTGAAGGTATTTGCAATCCCTTTCATCAGGCCCAGACATATTGCGAGCAATGCGACGACCACGAATCCAAAGCCGATCCACTGAAAAAAGCGCTTATCCATTTATCGTTTTCCGTTTTTGACCGGTTCAGCCAGTGCGTTCTCGATTTTTATAATCAGTGCTTCGACCTCTCGGAGTGTTTCTTTGTAAGACGCCTGCATATTGCCGGAGAACTGTCGGACCACGTCGCGAGCATCGTCGCGTTCCTGCCTCGCAGCGAACGAATCTGGGTCCCTTTCCACGCCCTGCCTAGCGATATTAAACTGGTCAGACAGGTCTGCATGCGTATGAAAATCCATCGTCAGTCCCTGCAACAATGCGTACGTCCTGACGATTCCTCGTCGCACATCTTGTTGTGGAATTCGACCTATGCGACCAGCGATAGCGCGGTAGAGAACCCAACTATTAACATCGGGGCGCATCACGTAAGAATAAATGCCGTCCGGAAGATCTACCTCAAGATAGGGGCTCAGCATGCGACGCATCCCCTCCAATTCGATATCCAGCTCATCCTTAACGCTCTGCAAATCGTGGCGAATAGCTTCCGCCTCGCGTTCCGCATCTCGCTTTACCGAGGCCTGATGCACTCGAAACGGCACGATGATCGCAATGGCGATACCCGCTACCGCACCCACGGCTTGGAACCAAGCTGCCCAGTCCTGGCTGCTGACCGGTGGATGCAACAGAAAAATAGTCGCTACTCCCGACACCGCAAACGCGCACAAAAATACCCAACGACCTCGCATCACTCCCCCTTTTTGTTTGAAGGAATCCTAGCATGAACCGAGACAAATTCACCGGAGTTCCGGACGACGTCCGCGAGATCCGCCACTTCCACCTGTTCGGCGCGATCGGCGGCGGCGCAAAGGGATTCAACAAGGGCGGCGCGCGCGTCGGCAATATGGTTTCAGCCTCGCGCTGCATCGGGTCGGCCGACGTCGATGCGTCGGCAAACCGTGACTTCCTGAAGATGGCCGGCGTTGCCGCCACACTGCTGGACATGTTTTCCCGCGAGCAGTACATCGCGTTCCACGGCAAGGAGCCGCCGGCAGGATGGAAAGAGGCAACGCCGGAAGATATCCGCCGAGCAGCAGGATATGAGTTTCCGCACGTCTGGTTCTTATCCGCACCATGCAAGGGCTTCTCGGGCCTTCTCCCGGAGGAAAAGAGCAAGACGGGCAAATACCAGGCGCTGAATCACCTTACCCTTCGCGGCGTTTGGCTCGGGCTGGAGGCCTTCAAGGACGACCCGGCGGAATTCATCCTCTTCGAAAACGTGCCGCGCATCGCCACGCGCGGCCGGCACCTGCTTGACCAGATCGTTGCCTTGCTACGCCATTACGGCTACGCGGTCGCGGAAACGACCCACGATTGCGGAGAGCTGGGTGGTCTGGCGCAAAGCCGCAAGCGCTTCCTCCTGGTGGCGCGCCACACCGGCAAAGTTCCGACCTACCTGTACGAGCCGCCGACTCGCCGCCTGCAGGGTGTCGGCACTGTGCTCAGCCGCATGCCGCTGCCGGGCGCCGAAGCCGGCGGACCGATGCACCGCATACCGAACCTGCAATGGAAGACGTGGGTGCGCTTGGCGTTTGTCGAGGCCGGTAGCGACTGGCGGAGCCTGAACAAGCTGGCAGTCGAAGACGGCGTGCTGCGCGACTATCTGATCGTTCCTGAAATGCGTCGCGGTGTGCTGGGTGTGCGCCAGTGGGATGACCCCATGGGAACCGTCGCAGGTGAATCGCTGCCCACCAACGGAGCATTCTCGATCGCTGATCCGCGCGCGCCTGCCGGCAGCCTGCAGTATCAGCAGTACGGCGTCCTGAACTGGGGCGAGCACAGCGGCGCCATGATCGGCGTGAAGTCACCAGGACAGGGAACGTTCAGCGTCGCTGACCCACGAGCCGGCAACATCGAAAAGACGCACAAGAACGTTTGCCGCGTCGTCGAATGGGATCAGCCGGCCGGCACGGTCACCAGCGGCCACGGCCCCAGCTCTGGTGGCCAGGCGGTAGCCGATCCACGCGCCACCGGCGGTTTTGAAGGTGCAGGGAAGTATCGGGTTACCCCATTCGACGCGCCGGCCGGGACGGTGATCAGCGGCAGCACTACCGGCCAGGGCGCGTTCGCTGTGGCCGATCCGCGTACCGGCATGAATCGCGGCAAGGGCGACCACTACCTCACCGGCGGCCACTACGGCGTCGTGCCTTGGGAAAGCCCCTCTGGCGCCGTGCCATCCTCGGGCAGCTACGACAACGGTCGCTGGTCGGTCGCTGATCCACGCTTGCCGGATGCCAACCAGAAGCTGGTGGGCGTCATCCGCGCGCTGGATGGAACATGGCACCGCCCCTTCACCACACTGGAAATGGCGGCGCTGCAATCGCTGATCGAACCGGAAGAGTTCCTGCTGCTGGATGGAATGAGTGATCAGGCTTGGCGCGAGCACATCGGTAATTGCGTGCCGCCGGACGCCGCCGAAGCTGTTTTCTCGGAGATTGCCCGCTCGCTGCTGCTGACATGGACGGGCGAAACATTCCTACTATCTGCCGCGCCGATCTGGGTGCAGCCGATGATTGTCGGCATGTCCGTCGTCGGCGCAGAGGATCCGCTATGAAATTACGTCTTCGCTTTACGGACTTCAGCCGCGTAATTGGTAGCAAGGGCTTGAATGATCGCGTTGACTGCGTTCGGATCTCTTTCGTAGTTGAAATACTTTTCCGCCAGGTCTTTTGCAATCCGAATTTGCGCATCGGTGACAGCTGCCGCACGTTCTATGTATTGCTGCTGCTCACCGTCAACCTGTTGCAGTTTGAGCGCCATGTTAATCCCCTTCGTTTTGTTGGAATGGAAATCCTACCATGATCAACGCATACCCTCTCCAATGGCCAACATGGGTTCTAGCCGCCGATCGACTCCATGCCGGCATACACGACGAAGGCTTCAAGGTCTCCAGCGTCCGGGTTGTAGTCGAGCATCTTTGTTTCCAAAGAATTCCGGAACCTCGGCCCAACGACAGAAGCCATCTCAAAGTCCGTTGCGGCGTCGACAGCCTCAACGAAGTCGGCATCGAGGTAGATGGCAATGGGCGTCGCCCTGCGATTGGGCCTCCCTTCGACGGGGTTGCGCCAACTGATCCGCAAGCGTCGATCACCGTCGTCAACAATCTCAGCGCTTTCCGGAAACAGATTGCTTATGTGCGGAGAAATTTTTTCAGCCAATTCCATGGTGCGCCCTTTTTTTAGAACGGAAATCCTACCATGAAAGAACGCCCTATCCTTTTCAGCGGTGCCATGGTGCGCGCGCTGCTCGACGGCAGCAAGACCCAGACGCGGCGCCCTGTGAAATGGCGTCACGTCGACCCGGGCCTGAATATGCAGTTCAGCGGCCTGGTGGCCTACAGCTATGTCCCCGGGCAGTCCACACTTGAAGCCGCCGTGCGCAACGGCATGGAGCGCAGAAGTCAGCCGACGGTCTGCCCTTACGGCGTGCCAGGCGATCAGCTGCGAGTCAAAGAAGCGGCATGGATGTGGTGCGAACGCCGGCCGAACGGCGAAACAAAGACCGGTCGGCAGAAATGGCTGTATGCGCCGATGCCGGAAGCGCCGGTGTTCTACGCTGCCGACCACCCAGAAAAGCCGACAGTATCGGTGGTTTCTCTGGACACCGGCAACGTCTGGGGCTGGCGCTTGAAGATCGGCCGCTTCTTGCCGGCGTGGGCGAGCCGCATCTACTTGGAAATCGCAGCACTGCGCGTCGAGCGCCTGAACGCCTGCAGTGTGTCGGATGCCATGTCAGAGGGCGTCTTTACCTGGTGGCGTGAGACCGAGCAGAACGCAAGCGACCACGCTGCGCCGCCGGTGATCTTCCGCGACCTGTGGGAGTCCATCAACGGCGCCGGCAGCTGGTCGGCCAACCCGTTCGTCTGGGTCGTCGAGTTCAAGCGGGTGATGCCATGAGGCCGGAAACCTGCGTCCATTTCACCGGCCTGCTCAATGAGTGCTGCAGCAAGGGCGTCAACTACACCACGCTGGCCGGCGGCTGGCCGTTCGGGCGTTTCAACCGCATTCCATGCACCGGCAAGACCGGCGCCGAGGTGAACGCCTGCGCCATGCAGCAACTGCCGACTGTCGAGGAAGTCGCCGCTGACGCCGCCGAATGGGCCGCCGTGATTGCTCGGCACACGAAAGTGATGCCGGTCGTGAACGAGTGGAAAACGACCGGGCCGCGCGGCAAACAGGGTTCGATCGAATGCCCCGCCTGCGGCGGCGTGCTGCACCTGGTGGAATCGGCATACAACGGCCACGTCACCGGGTGTTGCGAAACCGAGGGGTGCGTGAAATGGATGGAGTGATTATCTGCTGCCTCTGCTCTGGCACCGGCCACCGGCCCGCGAACTGCCCATGGATCAAACATTACAGGAGGTCGGCCTATGTCCACCCCGCCGCGCTACGTGCGCCTGCATGAAGCCCCTGAATACATCGGCATGGACAAGAACCTGTTCAACGCCGAGGTGAGGCCTTTCCTCATCGAGATCCCGATAGGCGCGCGCAGCGTCGCCTTTGACCGCCTTGACTTGGATGCGTGGGCAGACGAATATAAAGCCCGCAACGGACGTCCAGGTCGCAAACTGAAGGAAGCGACAACATGCGAACAAGGACAAGGGGCATTCAAACCGCCCCAGACGGCTGCAAGACCGTCAACAAGCAGTACAAGGGCAGACGGATTTTCGGACGCCTCGGAGACGTCAGCCAAGCCGCAGCAGAGGAATGGCTCAAAGACCAACAGGACAAAATCGACATCCAAGGTCGACGACGTTCTGAACGCTTGTTTTGCGATGCAGCGGCGCAATACCTGATCGACTGCAAGAAAAAAGGCGTCAAGAGCATTGCGGACATCGCGTGGCATATCAGCTTGTTGCTGCCGGTGGCCGGTGATTTACCGCTCGAGCAGGTACATAACGGGACGTTCGACGATTTCAAGGCCGAGCGTGTCGAGGTCGACGAAGTCAGCCCGACCACGGTAAATCGCACGTTGGAAGTGGCGCGCACGATCCTGGTCAGGTCGGCGCGTGTTTGGCGGGACGCTGCAGGGAAGCCTTGGCTTGCCACTGCACCGCTGATTGAAATGTTGGACGAGAACCGCCGCAAGCCGTATCCGATCAGCTGGGAACAGCAAAAGGAACTGCTTGCGGAGCTGCCGGCTCACCTGGTGAAACCTTGCTTGTTCGCCGTGAACACCGGCGCACGCGAGGAAAATGTTTGCGGGTTGCGATGGGAATGGGAACGCAAAATCAAGGAACTGGGCCGCAGCGTGTTTGTGGTGCCCGGTACCGCGACAAAAAATAGCGATCCTTTCGTGATCGTTCCCAACGACGTGGCGATGAACGTGATCGACTCATGCCGCGGCGATCATGACGAATTCGTGTTCGTCTACACCGATGAGAAAAAAGGTCTCGATCCGGATCGGATGGACAGGCTGAACAGTCGGGCATATCGCAAGGCAAGGAAGCGCGCCAATCTGGAACAGGTGCGCATCCATGACTTACGGCATACCTACGGTTCGAGGTTGCGCGACGCCGGCGTGTCGGAAGAAGATCGAGCGGTGCTGATGGGGCATTCGACCGCCAGCATGCCGTCGCATTATGCGGCGCCGACGATCAAGCGCCTGGTGGAGTTGGCGAATAGCGTGCAGTACACGCGCGACACGCTGACGTTACTCAGGATCGTAAATGGGTGATGGGAAAAAGTCGCGCAGAAAGTCGCGCAGCAAATAAAAACGGCCTAGATTCGTGAGAATCTAAGCCGTTGATATTGAAGCTAAATTTTTGGTCGGAGTACAAGGATTCGAACCTTGGACCCCCTGGTCCCAAACCAGGTGCGCTACCGGGCTGCGCTACACTCCGAGAAGCGAGATAATATCCCGACATGGGGGTTCGGTCAACACCTTCTTCAC